GCCTGGACAGCATGCGCATGCTGCATTACGAACTGTTGGGCTGGACTCTGAAACATTACAGCCATGCCGATAAAGAGGTAACCCACGACCTAAAGCGGGTGGGAACATATATCGCGGAGTCGTTTACTAATTGTGTGTATTATGATAAGAGCCAAGATAAGAACGTGAAAATAAGTGGCGGAATGTTCAGCGGGAATAGGGCCACCACGCTAATAAACACAATACTCAATCGGGCATACGCCCTGTGTATACTGGATAGCATGCGCCGATCGGGATTACCGGTTGAGCCCAAATATGCTACGCACACAGGGGATGACATCGTGCTGGCCTTTAATAATATGGTTGAGAACCAGCTTTTTAATGAGTATTGTTTGCTGGCGGGGTTGGAGGCCAATCGTAGTAAATTATTGACTGCCCGTGGGGTCTGTGAGTATTTGCGTATATTATACTATAATGACGGCGACGTCCGGGGGAGTCTGTGTAGAGCCCTGGCCACATTTGTATCAGGCAATTGGGAGAGCACCAAGGGGACTAAAGACATAGATATGATCCGATGCCTCTGGGACGAAATCTCTGTCTTGGTCAGGAGAGGCATGGCGGTCGGCAAGGCCAGGAGCCTATACAATCAGGAAGTAAAGGTGTACGGCCGGTTAACCACGTCAGACGGCCATAAGACCCAACTGTCCCCACTCATCTCCCAAGTTACAAAGGAATGCGGCGGGCTTGGGCTGGGGGAAATAGGCAGCGGCGACTTGATACAGGCCGACCTAGGCTGTAAGATAGAGTGCGATAATGCCCAGACTATCCAGCTGGGCGGGATGGCCAGTCGACTACAGGGGAGTAAAGACTATATTAAATATATTAATAGAGATATACTCCCAAGGTGGGCAAAAGTGAGGTCAAGCAATTTACCTCGGGCCGTAACATCTACAGCACAAGATAGTGTAGGGCTTGAGCTGCCTACAAAGCACACTAAGATCCATCTGACTCGGGACCAGGTAGCTAGGGCTAACCAGAAGGCCTACGAGGAGAAGAAGCGCATCCGGGCGGCTGCAAACAGCCGGCGGGCGAACGTAACAAGCCAAGAGGCGAAGCGCAATACCATAGCATGGGATGCGCTTATCTGGCAAACAGCTCAGACAAGGAAGGAAAACAAGCTGAATAAAGCCAAGCTGGGCCGTATAAAACGGATCTTACCGTATGTATCCTATGACCCGGGGTATAACAAAGAAAAGCTGATTAAACATATAACCAAGAATGAAATGGTCTTGGATGTAAAGCTGAACAGGGAAGATGGGGGACTACTAACACCCCATCTATGGACCCTGACATCATGGCTCAATGAGTACTACAATATACCATTGAGTGACTTAATTCATCATGTACAATCTGATGAATGCCTAAGGCGATACCACTATTGAGTGGTTCGGTTAGTATGCTTAAGAACTCTAAGCACTTTTAATTATATTTCTAAGGCGAGAAGTATTGTTAAAAGAAAA